CTCACCTTGAGCATCAACTTCTTCGAAACCTTCTAAGTCTAAATTTACATGACACTCTAACAGAGTATACATTGTATCTTGTTTACCAACTTTTTTGGTTCCGTCTAATTCTTTTTCTTTTTTCTCAACTGAATTTTGTTCAACATTTCCTGGAGGAGCAAGATCTATATCTCTATAAAAACCATTAACTTGTTGTTTCCTTAATTCATTCTCTGACATTTTTACAACATGAATTATCGATTCCGCATCATCTAATGAGGTAGCTGTATACGGAACGATTAATTCATCCGCTGGTACAAATTTAGATACGACTCTACCCATAGGTACATCGTAATATACTTTTTTAAAAGTTGATCCAGCTAATGGTAAATGAAATAACATAGCATCAAACTCTGCTTCGTATTCTTTCATTTGGTCCATAATTAAATAATTCATATAATCTTTTACACGAGTTGCCTGCATTTCTGTTTGAGGATTTTTAACACCTATAACTTGTGTTCTTACAGGTCCATCTGCAGGTAATAATTCTTTGTAAGCTTGAGCTTGAAATTGTGTAACTGCTTCTGCTAACACTGGGTGTGTTGCACCTGAAGCTCCTTGAAAAGGTTCTGTTCTGTTTTCGTATTTAAATCCTAAAAGATCTAATCCAGTTGTATATGATTGCTCCCAATCTTTTCTTGATGCTTTGTAATCCATGTAGTTTTGCACCATGTCATTACCAACTGGTTCTAAAACATCATCTGGTAAAATATCTGCTAAGTTATCAAAATGCGCTTCTGTGCCTGGTATGTTAATTGCACCAGGTTCATAATCAATAGTTGCGCCGCCATCTTCTTCTGGAATAACTTCAACCGGTCCTTTTGGATCTTGTTCTTCTTGTTCCTGAACAGCAACATCTTGTAATTCCTCTTCAGAAGGAATCTCAAGTTTAGTACGAGTGTTCGGGAGTCCTTTATCTATATCTGCCATTTAATACTCCTATTGTTTCTTACCACGTTTTAATAGACCTGGCAACCCATCCTTATCTGGATTCATTGACGTTAGCATTGCACCTGATCTATCTCCTGATTGTTTTGCAATTCCACCACCTGCAGCTTGAAAAGGATCAAATGCTTGTGCCTCTCCTTGTCTTCTTAATTCTTCTCTTTGCTCTGGAGTCATGGATCTTAGTTCTTCTATTCTTTTTTTAGTAAATTTACCACCTTGATATAAACCTTCTGCTCCTAAGCTAAGTATACCAAGTGGTGATGCTATTCTTGCAGCTCTCGCTGCCATAGCAGGTGTTAAACCTAAGTTAGCAATTTTCTGTCCGACTGTTCCTAACTTTGCAGCTTGCTTTACAAGTTGTGGTGCAAACGCTGCTTCTGCCGCGATACTTGCTCTATCAATCGAAGAAGTTGGATCAACACCAAATAATAAATTTAATCCTACAGCTCCTGCTGGTGTTGGAAGTTGTTTAAAAGCTTCTTTTAAAATGCCTGGGCTAAACATAGGGTTTGCTCCTAAAGTTACGCCCCCACCAATATTTTTTGAACGAAGACCAATTTTTTTTGCAACTTCAGCACCTTGTGGTCCAGCTAATTCATCAACATTTTTTATAAATTTTTGTCTATCTCTTAAAAAAGATTCTGTTTTTTTACCTAACTTATTTTCTCTTTTTATTTGATTTTGAATATTTAATTGAATAGTTGCCAAATCAGCATCAGTTATGTCTTTAACATTTTTGTTTTTTAATAAACCCATTCCATAAGTTTTCATGTAATCAATTCCATATGTTGTAGGTTTTAAAGTTTTAGTATCAATTAAAATTCCTTGAATTCGTCTGTCTGTTAAATCAACAACGGTAGATATTTTTTTGTTGTTCAAATCTATTTTATCTTGCAAAGTTTTAGGAACAGGTAAACCTTTATTTGTAGAACGTTTTGCAGATTTCATTAAATTTCTTTGTTCTTGATATAATAGATCTAATTTATTTTCAAATTTTCTAATAGCACCACTATTAATTGCAGGATCTTCAATGCCTAAGTTAGCTATGTTATATAACTCACCTAATTTACCAACTTGTTTGTAACTTAATCTATGAGCAGTTGCTAAATCTTCACCTTCTTTCATTCTTACTATAGCAGATTCAATGTTTGGATCAGATACCTGTTCTAGTATAATTTCTCTTAAACCTCTATTAGCTTTTCCTTGTTTTATTAAATCTTTAGAAAATTTTTTAGACCCAGCTATAGCTTTATCAGCTTGAGCTTTTGTTTTATAATACTGTGTGCCTTGATATGCGGAAGGTATTTTAGTTGTTTCAGATGAACGTGGTACATTAAAGGTTATTTTATACTTAGAACCTTTTGGTGCTAAAACTTCTGTTCCACTTCTACCAACAGTAAATCCTCTTAAATCTCTATCTGTAACTTCTCTAATTATATTATACCTATCTTTTGGAGCTTTAGCTTCTTGTGTTTTAAATTTTTTAGGTCTAACAATATTTCCTGCTTCTTCTTCTGCGGTTATAAATCTTCTTATAGTTGAGTCATCAATATTAATTCCTTCTTCTCCTAATTTTTTTGATATGTAAGTAGATCCACCCTCACCTGAAGTATATATATTTTTAATTTTAGTTTTAACTTCATCTGTCATAATACTGCTTTTTTTACCACCTTGAGTCAAACCAATATTGTAAGCTTCAGATGTAGTTGGGTATCTTTTATTTTCTTTTATAAAATCTTCATATTTATTTACTTGGTTTTTAAAAAATTTTAATTCGTTAGTCTTATCAAGTTCTCTAAAATTTTTACCATATTTATCTTGAGCAGCTTTATCTAAAAGTTTTTTACCAAATTTGTCTTCATAAGCTTTATAAGAAGCTTCTGATTTTTTCTGCACTAACATTGCTTTAGCAAACGGTATCCGTCCACCATCAGCTTTTGGATTACGTTTCATAAACTCATTAATAGCTTGTATATCTTCTACGTCTTTTCTAACTGGTGGTTGTTTAATTTCATCTGCTGTTCTTAATTGTGGTAGACCTTTCTTCATAAAGATCTCTTTGAGTCTGTTTTTTACTGGTCTAACAAAATACTCGTTGACCACTTTAATCTCTTTGGGGCCAAGTTTCATTATTCACCTAACATTCTAGCGATACCGCCACCTGCTCTTTTAAGTGTCATAGAATCAACATCACCAGCTTCTTCAACAACTTCATCTGGTACACCTGGTTCAACATCTTTCATTTTACCTTCAGCATCAGGTCTTGCAGTAAACTCTTCATACTCTTCTACTTTTGCAGAACCTTTTTTTCCACCTGTAACTGGAACTTCATCTACTTTGTAACTCATGTAAACATCTTCAAGTTTATTTCCTTGAAGGTCTTCACCTCTTTTTATAATTTCTATATTACCAGCAAAGTCTTCTTCCATAACATAATCTTTATATTTTTTAGCTATGGCTTTATCTTGTGAGGCAAGAGTTTCCTCACCCATAAATCTAATTTTTTCTACAAGTCTAAAAAAATATGGTGGTATGCTTTTTGCCGCTTGAACTGCTTTTTCTGCTACAGGTGCTGCAACTTCTGCACCTTTAAAAAATTTACCAAGAATAGGTAGAGTTGTAAGACCTCCCATAATTTTCATAAACGTTCTTCTGTCCATACCTTTTTTAAAACCAATACGACCGCCGTCTGCAAAACCTAATTCTTTTGCTCTTGCTTCTATTTGTGCTTGCCTGTCCATTACTTGATCCATATTTCTAACGTTTTCTGCCATTCCTGTTAAATCATCTTTTTTTGACTCTGATTCCTCCTCGTCCTCAGTGCCTCCAAATAAATTTCCAAGACCGAATTGAGTTGCAGTTGGATTACCGTATATATCTTTAAGAGCACCAACACCTCTAATAGCACTAATTGCTCTTTTTACATTAGGATCTAATAACGAATAAGCACCTCCTGTAACAACATTTCCTAAAATAGTTTTGCCTAAATTAAAAGCTGAACTTCTAGTGGCTCGATTTATTTGAGAAGGTGTCATGCCAGCTTTAACCATATTTTGAACCATATTCTGCTGAGCAGTACCTTTGTCATCTGGACCATCTCCAGGACCACCTGCTTTTCCACCTTTTCCGTCTCCTCCACCTTGATAGCCACCTTTTCCAGGACCGACATTACCTTTTGAATCTCCAACAGTTCCCATATCAGAACCGCCTCCAAAACCAATACGTCCACCCATAGCTTTAGCTTGTTTACCGCCCATGATACCTTTTGATGTGTCGATTGTTTTACCTTCCATATCGACAACCTTATTCATGTCTTTAAATCTTTGGTTAGCTTCTTGTTGAATTTTTATTTTCTCAAGGCCGTCTGGTTTTCTACCAGTTGCTTTCATGAAACCTTTTGTTAACTGCATGATCATATCTGCAACTGTCATTCCAAATTTTATAGCCATTAGTAATAATTCCTTTTTTGTTTCTCGACTTTTTCGTCGATGTAGTCTTCAGGGTGTCCGATCAGACCGCCCTGTCTGAA